AATTATATGGATATTATAACCAGTTCTAAAAAACTGGAAAATAAAACATACGGTACCTACGTTCAAAAAATGATTGATGAAATGAAAAATAGAGGCGACCGATGGTATTGGCGCACTTTAGGCGAATGTATTAATAAAGTTTATGATGTTGATGAACCGAATGATAAGGCTTTAATTCTTCTAGAAAAATCTCTCACTGGTTGGGATACAAGTGGTATATCTAAGAGGTCAAAAGAATATCAAAATTTTATGACCTCAGCACAACCAGCTTTTATTAAGTATGTTGATAAAGACCGTAAAGCAGCAAATGCTGCCTATACTACATACTCTCTTTCTATGCAGAAAAGATTGGCTGCTCAGTATCTAGAAAATAAAGAATTTGCTTTAAATGCTGGCGCGGTGATTGTGTCGGAAAATCAACCTATTCGTCCATTCGAGAAATTAGATGGTAAACGCATTAAAGAAATTTTGAAATACAATAATGTAATTTCAGAAGAAACTAAAGTGCCAGCAAAACATATTAAAAACCTAGATACTTTAGACAATTATGCAAAAAACTTTAAACCCGCAAAAGCAATTGAAGATTTACAAATTACTCCTGTTGAAATGACCAATAAAGAAATGCTTCAACTTACTGTTAGAATGCATCAAACAAAAAGAAATGAAAAACACGGACCAGCTGGTCTTCTATTTAAGAGAGCATTTAATGTTCGTATTCCTATGCAAGTGAAAGCACATGAAGAATGGATAGCAAACGATCCAAATCAACAAATCATAAATCCGATGTATCATGGCACAGGTAGTATTGCTGCTTCAATGGTTTTACGTTATGGTTTCCGTGTTATCGCCCGGGGTGATAAATTAGTTGTTGCTCGTATGCTTGGCGACGGTATATACGGTGCTATTCATATCGATAAATCTCAACAGTATGTCGGCGATGAAGGTTACACAGCCGGCGGAACCGTTGGTCGGAAAGGTTACGTTTTTGAAATGGATGCTGCTCTTGGTAAAGAGGGAAAAGACTATCGTTCTGCTGGTCTCGGAGGAGATAAAATTAGGTCTCCTGAATGGGCAGTGTTTACACCAAACTCACAATATTTAATTCTTCGTGCTTATGAGGTACAAATTGTATCAGCGGGCACAATGAGAAATATTATTGCAGAAAACCCATTGACAACCAATGAAGAAAGTGATATTATGAGTTTCAAATCGTTTATAAGAGAACAAAATGAAATAAGTAAAAACTATACAAGATACACATTCGTCAACGGGTATATTCCTATCAGTACAGATGACTATGTTGATTTTGAAGACTTCAAGCCGCCGAGAGATAATATCACACTTGAACCTTCTGCTTATGGACCAACAGTTGTTATCGAAGGCACTGAAGAGTCGAATAATTATTTGTTTACTGGGCCAACCGACTTTAAGGTCAACCACGAAGAATTATTTGAGGAATACATTCGTCTTCTTAAAGGAGTATAATGTGGTTCGAAGTGATGAAGATGCTTGGAATGCCTATCCTTTGCATCGTAAGTATTTTAATAAATTGTGGCTATCACAGAAACTTGGCTACTCCTGCGGTCCAGCAGGAGTAGCACCACTCAAAAAAGACACATATATAGTTCGTCCAATCTACAATCTTTATGGTATGGGATTGGGTGCTAAAGAAATGATATTAGGTCCAGACGATTGCGATAGCGTTGAACCTGGATATTTTTGGTGTGAGAAGTTTGATGGTGTTCATAGGTCTATAGATTATGGATGGAAAAACAATATAGAAACAAATTGGTCTTATGAACAAAAGAGTTGTTTTATAGGCGAAAAGGATACCAATAATCCTTTTCTTTTTAAAAGATGGTATAGAGATGTGTCGTTTAAGTTCTGGCTACCTCCGATTCTAAACGATATTCCTCATGTATCAGAAAAATACAGAATTTCCAGATGGAATCTGGAACTTATAGACAATAATGTAATAGAAGTACATTTGAGAGGGTCACCAGACCCCGATTATGATGAGATTATCCCTGTGTTTCAAGGTTTTAATGTTACATTACCAGAACACAGAATAAAAGACTACAAGTTTATTCAATCTGAAGATGATGCCGGTGGTAGACTTAACCCAAAACGACTAGGATTTTATGTAAGGAACTATCTATGAAAACTTCAATCAGCACATACTTTCACGAAGAAGCACCAAATATGCTAAAGGCAGAGGTGTTTAAAGATGATAATGGATACGGTATTCATTTTATGAAAGGTGATACCGTATTTAACGAACAAAGATTTCCTACTAAGTCTCTTCGTTATGTGGAAGATGCTGCTGAAAACTGGGCAATGGGTATCATAAAACTATGACGGGTAATGATATTATGGATGCTTATTGGAATGAAGTTGAAAAGAGAGAAAGAGAACAAAGACTTCCTTATTGGGAATATATGAGGCAAGCATTTAAAGAACCTGTTCAAAAAGAAGACAATCGAAGTGAAATCGAGATTATAGATAGTATGGTAATACAGCTACTCGATTTGAGAAATCGTTTACAAAATAAGCCGTAGTAGCTCAGTTGGTAGAGCAGTTGATTTGTAATCATCAGGTCGGGAGTTCGAGCCTCTCCTGCGGCACCATTTTTCAAAAAATCACTTGACAAATTCCTTCGTAACGGTTATATTATAGATATGACAACAAGAGGAAAAACGATGAAATATCGTGTAACGATTTCGGCAGACTCACTTGATCCAAATCCAGAGGTCACCGAATTTGAAGACTTCTATGAAGCTGAAGACTACATTCACGATTCGGTGAATCGTTCTATTCAGTGGCACATAGACCATTCCCCCTATATCATTTCAGAAAAAGAATACGACGAACTTCTAGAACAAGAAATTGCGTTGACTCGACTAGAAGAAATATAAAGAAGGAGAAATAAATGCTTAATGCTTCCGAACTCGTAGAACTCGCTGTTTTTGAACGACACTCCGTGGGTTTACAATCTAAATTTAAAAACGAAGAGTTGAATTTTGAAGGCAAGGTAGTCATTAAGTATCTAGATGAGTATATTAAGCATCTTAAAGAAAAGTTGAAGACTTAAATAAATATAAAGTTCCGAAATATAACAATGCCCCGTGAGGTGTCAAGAATTATATCAGGAAATCCCAAACAACACATTCTAAAGGAGTAAAAGAGTTGGTTCGTCAATTCTTCGCACCAACCGAAATCCGTGAGAACTTCCTAACCCGTCAAGCATGAGGAAAGTAAATGTTAAGACTACAGCATGAAGAATTTTTGTCAGAGATACACAATATTGCTAAGAAACCTGACTCAAATTATATTGACGCCATTGTGAATTATGCTGAACAACACGGCATAGAAATTGAATCACTAGCAGAAGTGATACGAAAGAATCCTAATCTTCGTTCAAGGGTACAGGATGAAGCAGAAGAACTCTTTATGTTGGAGAGAACTGCAAAGTTACCAGTATGAGCGTGTATTCAACACAAGATGCGTTCGATTGCTATCGGACGTATCTTGCGCTCACACAGCATTTTCATACCTCCTATGACTATTTCAAATATAGTGGTAAAGTAAATGCTCGCCCCGATACTTTCGAAGTAAGAAAGGACAAGTTTCAGTTCTATAAACTTTCTAAAAAGAAGGATTACAAGGCGCATATCTTAGCAAATTTGATTGAATCAGACAAAAAAATTTGGGTCGGAGACCTTCTCACTTCTGAGAGCGAAGATATATATAAGCAGTGGTTGAAGAAGATACAATCACTATCATATCACTTTAAGGTGGAGATTCAAAAACTGAACGAAGACTTTGACTCAAACTTTAAAGTGGTAGATGGTCAGCATCCTCCATTGTTAAACGAAGTCATAGGAAAACGTTTTTCATTAGAGGCGCTGATTATACTAAACGACATTCTAGGTATTTTTAAGCATTGGAATCAAAAAATTGCTTTACAAATACTCTGGAATGAAGTATACTCAAAGAGTAGTAAATACAAACCGTTTCTACAATATGATAAACCCGTCATGAAGAAAACTCTGATTGACAAATTTGGATAAATCGCAAATATAAAGGAAATATAAATGAATACATCTTTCACACAAATGAAAACACAACGTAAAAAGTTCGACGAATTAAACACTCAACTTCAAAAGTTGAGTAGCAACAGCACAGAACGTTCGTATGGTGACGACCGTGTCTGGAAGCCAGAAGTTGACAAAGCCGGCAACGGTTATGCTGTTATTCGTTTTCTACCAGCATCAGAGAACGAAGATATGCCATTCGTTCGTCTATGGGATCACGGCTTCAATGGTCCAGGTGGTTGGTATATCGAAAAATCTCTCACCTCTATCGGGCTTCAAGACCCGGTTTCAGAGTATAATACTTCTCTTTGGAACTCTGGTGTTGAATCTGATAAGGAGATTGTTCGTAGGCAGAAGCGCCGCCTAAAGTATTACTCAAACATCTATGTTGTAAGGGACTCTGCTAACCCTTCTAACGAAGGCAAGGTATTCCTCTTTCAATATGGTAAGAAGATTTTTGACAAGTTAAATGAAGCAATGAATCCACAGTTTGAAGATGAAACTCCAGTAAATCCATTTGATTTTTGGGATGGTGCAAACTTCAATCTAAAGATTCGTAATGTCGAAGGTTATCGTAACTACGACCGTTCAGATTTCTCTTCAGCAGGTCCTCTGCTAAATGATGACGAAGAACTAGAGCGTATTTGGAAGTCACAATACTCTCTACAAGAACTCGTTGATCCTAAAAATTTCAAGTCTTATGATGAACTAAAGGCAAAACTTTATCGAGTCTTAGGTCTTGATGGCGGTAAGCACGCACCCAAAACTACTGCCGAGGACGACGAACCAGCGGTGATGGATTTCAAGCCACGGTTTAAGGAAGCGGCAGCTTCAGAACCAAAGCGTGACGATTCATCACCGCCTTGGTCAAACGATGACGACGATGACGATAGTCTATCGTTCTTCAAGAAGTTGGCTGAAGACTAATTAGTTAAGGTTTGACGCTTAATAGTCACGAGGGAGGCCATGGTTAGCCTCCCATTTTTTTATTAAAAATCACCATAAGCGTAATTGCCGCGCATTTTATTGGGATCTAATCCCCATGTTGTTGCATTATCATATGTAATAGTAACTGGTCCATTATAGACTGGACCATTATATGTTGATCCTACTGTTGTCGGCGCAATAACTGTATTGCCATCGGCGCCATCGGCAGCTGTAGCATTTTGAGTAGACATTTGTTCTATTTGATCGCCCGTAGCTCCTGCAGCAGCCGATGCAAAAGCATCACTTGCACCGCCGAATGCAGCACGAATTTTTTTAATGACATTTGTTGCTTTATCGAGATTATCATCTTTAACACGTGATAAAACGTTTATTCCTCTAGTTATATCAGAACCTATATTACCAAAGTCGATATCTTCAACTACTTTTAGATCAGCCAGTGCTGATAAGGATTTACCAAACATCGCAACAGCTTTAGCATTATTTGTTATACCGGCTAAATCAAATTTGACTTCTCCAAATTTCTTAATTTCCTCATAAGGTAAAGATTCTTCTTTACCACCGAAGAGACCGATTATACCCGATGCTAAATTAGATAATACATCTCCAAACCCGGCTTTAGGTTTAACGCTAGCGTAATCTGCCATTGCTTTACCAAACGCAGCCAGAGATAAACCATTCAATTCAATCTGTTCTTTATTAAATTTATAAACACCAAAATCTTGTACAGCTTGAAAAGGAGGTGCAGAGCTTCCCCCAAATAATCCTGTTATAGCACCACCTATAGCTCCAGCAGCAGTTGAAAGTGATGCACCTGCTTTAATATCGGCATATTTTGCCATAGCAGATGAATAGGCAACTAAAGCACCAGCATTTGCTTCTATTTTTTCTTTATTGAATGTATACTTATCACCAAAATCAAAAACATCTTGGAAAGGGAGTTTTTTCTCTTTGCCAAATAATCCTGCTATACCGTCGCCTATAGCACCTACAGCAGTTGAAAGTGATGCACCTGCTTTAATATCGGCATATTTTGCCATTGCGGTACCATAAGCAACTAAAGCACCAGCATTTGCTTCTATTTTTTCTTTATTAAATGTATACTTATCACCAAACTCGAAAACATCTTGGAAAGGAAGTTTTTTCTCTTTACCGAATAATCCTGCTATACCATCACCTATAGCTCCAACTGCACCTAAAAGTGACGCGCCTGCTTTAATACCAGCATATTTTGCCATAGCGGTACCATAAGCAACTAAAGCCTCTGCGTTTGCTTGTATTTTTTCTTTATTGAATGTATACTTATCACCAAACTCGAAAACCTCTTGGAAGGGGGCTTTTTTCTCTTTGCCAAATAATCCTGCTATACCGTCGCCTATAGCTCCAACTGCACCTAAAAGTGATGCACCTGCTTTAATACCAGCATATTTTGCCATAGCAGTCGAATAGGCAACTAAAGCATCAGCATTTGCTTGTATTTTTTCTTTATTAAATGAGTATTTTTCACCAAACTCAACAACATCTTGGAAAGGAAGTTTTTTCTCTTTACCGAATAATCCTGCTATACCGTCGCCTATAGCACCTACAGCCGCACCAATACCTTTTACTGTTTCTCCACCGCCAAATGCTGCCATTGCGACACCATAAGCAACCATAGCCTCAGCGTTTGCTTTTATTTGTTCTTTATTGAATTTATATTTTTGAAATTCTAATACTTTGTCAAATGGTGTTTTACCCCCGAAGAAACTTACAAGACCATCAGAAATATTACTTACAATATTACCTATACCCGCTGCGGCACCACCAACGCCAAAGACGGCCATACCTGCACCAACGGCAGCAATACCGGCACCTGCATCAATAAGTTTCTTGCCGTCTAGCTCTTCAAAACTCTTCATACCTTCTACAAAGGTTGGTAGTAATTTGCCAGCTATCCAAGCAGCACCAGATATACCTGCACCAATTGCAACAATTGATGCACCAAGGCCAGTGGCACCAACCACAACCGCGGGATTAGCAAAGGCCACAAGACCTCCGGCAAGGCCTC